CGTGTTTTTTTTTTGTTATCACCATAAGGTAGCTCAACAAAGGCTCTAAAAATGCCTAGAAAGCTTTGCCCGTACTTCGACAGACAGCATTGCTCACTAAACATAAAAAATTATAGCCTAAAAAGCAAAATCGTAGTTTCCTAAAACTCGATAAGTAAATTAAATAGCAATCAACCTATACACAGTGGTAACGGTTGTAGCATTTGTAAAAGTTCCTTGCAAAAGAATTGTAATCGCATCAGTTCCATTACACGAAATGTAAATAGATTTATGCAATGATACAATTTGCAAGCCAGGTCCATCAAACTCCGAAGCCCCTCCTTGAATATTACTATTCTTAGTAATATCTAGGACTGCCGTAGTTATATCATTACCAGTACCATTAGTGAACGTAGCATCAACATCCATAAAATAGTTTCCAGCAGGTGGAACAAGTGAACCAGATGTATTCACTAATCCAATACCATTGACATTAACCACGGTCGTACTTGCAGCTGCAGCAAATAGAGGTTGATAAGGAATTGTTGATGTAAGTGATGCAGCAGTATCTTGTTGCGATGAAACAAAATAATTTGTGGGAGCAACATTAGTAGACTCAAGAACTGGTACACTAAGTACACAATTATATCTAACCCATAGTTCGCCCAATGTGCCTGAATTTGCTTCTAGCCCACTAGTAGAGACATACAGATTACCACAATCATAAGTTTTAATATCACTTCCTCCAGGTAAACCCCCGGGACGGACAAATTTAGCGTCCGAATTTTTATGCAACTCACTAGGTTTCATCTTTAAAACAATTTCTTCATAGGGCATACCATCCGCTGAAGGATCAGTATCCTCTGCATTTTGCTTTGAAGATGGAGGTGAATCTGATGCATCATAATCAAATGACAGGATCACTTTTCCAGTTGTACCAAGAGATGCGTATTGAGAAACTTCAGGTTTATAAACAAATTCTAAACTCTTAAATTGATATTTCTCATACAATAAAGCTTTCTTAGCTAACCAAGGAAAAGTTCCCGCTTGTCCAGGATTACATGCCAATGTAGTATTAACAACGAAACTAGTAGAACTAGCAGTAATTTCTCCAATATACTCCATATCTCTCTCGTTACTAATCTTTCCTTGACGAAAATTCATCCCTTCTTTGTTTCCAGTCGGAAACTTATTGATCTGACCACCATTAGCATTTCGCCTATTACGCCTAGCTTGTTTCGATTGAGGTCCATTCTTCCTGGATACTCCCATAATCTCCAAAGCTTTCTTCCCTTTAACAAGCGTTTGGATTCTCGTATTCTTATTATTTCTATTTCTATTACGTTTTTTCATTACGTGTTCTTTGACTACAACAGTAGACATCTTTTATATGGGCTTCAATTCGAATTTAAGCACCCTATATTAATGGATGTAACTATTATAACAATAGAATAGATCATCAAACGAGATAAATAAATTCCTGAATGATCTTAAAGTTTCAGGATGCTTGTGTGACAAATCACGCATCCTTCGAAGGATAGTGTTGTAGATTTCCTGTGTACTCAGTACTCTCAACAACCCACCTAACCTCTGCATCTCATGTTCAGGTGAAAGTTGATGAACTTTCTTTTTCCTCAGGTTGAGAACAGCCATGACTTTCAAAGGATCATGGTGGATATAAGGCTTGAATTTAATTGAACAAAAATCCATCTCTTCCCAAGAAACAGGTTTCTTCGCCCATTCTATCTTTGCATAACCAG